GCCCCACCGAGGACTGACCCATGATCCCAAGGATCCTTAAGAATTTCTCCCTGTTCGTCGATGGTCGCGGCCTCGCTGGCACCATCGACACCCTCACCCTGCCCACTCTTACCACCAAGGTCGAGGAGGTGCGGGCCGGCGGGATGGATGCCCCGATCGAGCACGACATGGGCATGGAGAAGCTGGAGGCCAGCTTCGACCTGCTGGAGTTCAACCCCGACATCATCGCCCTCTACGGCCTTCCCGGCGGCGACAAGCAGCTGACCGCCCGTGGCGCGATGCGACGCGATGGTGAAGATGCGGTCGCCATTGTGGTCAACATGACCGGCATGGTGAAGCAGCTGGAGCCTGGCGACTGGAAGGCTGGTGACACCACCAAGCCGAAGTTCACCGTGGGCCTCCGCTATTTCAAGCTCACCATTGGCGGCCGCGAACTGGTCGAGGTCGACAAGGTGAACATGGTGCGGAAGATCGACGGCGTTGATCAGCTCTCTACGATCCGCCAGGCGATTGGGGTTTGATGATGGCAGCCAAACAGCAACGACCTGAGCCGACCGCCAAGGTGGTCTTCGACTTCCCGGAGACCGTCAGCGGCGTTGAAGTCGACCACGTGATCATGCGCAGGCCCAAGGTCGGCGATCGCGTCGCCGCCTCCAAGGCCTCCAGCAACGAGGGCGAGCAGACTGTGCATCTCATCGCCAATCTCTGCGAGATCCTCTACGAAGACGTCCTCCAGTTCGATGACGTCAACTGGAGCAAGCTGGAGGCGCAATTCGCGGCTTTCAGGGTGGCCAGGTCGTAGCAGTGGAAGACCTCCGCCGGGCGGTGATCATCCTGGCGAAGGCAACCGGCTGGGGCCTGGCTGAAATCCTGAATCTGGACCTGGATCACGGTCCCTTTGGCTTTTGGTCCTGGCTGCATTCGGCCGAGATGGTTGAGGATGAGATTGCGGAGGCGATGAAGCGGGCATGATCGGCGGCAGCGGGCCACAGAAAATCACCGTCGAGATCGGCGGCAAGATCGCGGCCAGTCTCGGCCGCTCGATCAAGGCTGCGCAGTTTCAGGTGTCGTCGTTCGGGCGGAACGTCAGCCGCACGATGAACGATGCGGCGATCGCCGGCCGCAAGGGCTTCAAGGGCATGTTTGACAATGCCCTCTGGCAGCAGGCTGCCATCGGCGCGACGGGCATCACGGTTGCGCTCGGGGCCAGCATTCGCACGGCCGCCAGCTTCGAGGCGGTGCTGAGCGACATCGGCAAGACCGCCAATGTGGGGGCAGTGGAGCTGAAGGGGCTGAGCAGCGAGGTGCTGCGGCTCAGCAGCCGGAACCTCACCAACCTGGCGCCGGAGAAGCTGGCCCAGGGCATCCAGGATCTGGTGGCCCAGGGCCTGGAGCTGAAGGATGCCGTCGCCTCGATGGAGGCGCTGGGCAAGGTGGCGACCGCCACCAACTCCGATCTGCTCGACGTCACCAAGACCGGCTTTCAGCTGCAGAACGCGCTGAAGATCAGGCCCACCGAACTCAAGGCCACCTTCGATGCGCTGGCGTTCGCCGGCAAGCAGGGCGCCTTCGAGCTGAAGGACATGGCGCAGTTCATGCCCACCATCGCCGCTGCGGCAGGAACGCTTGGCATCCAGGGCCGGCAGGGTGCGGTGTCGCTGGCGGCAATGATGCAGATGGTGCGGAAGGATGCGCCGGATGCAGGCGCGGCAGCGACGCGCATGACCGACGCGATGCTGAAGATGACTGCACCAGATGCGGTGAAGAATTTCAGCAAGTTCGGCGTCAACATTGAGCAGGTGTTGAAGAGCGCCAAGGCGAAGGGCATCAACCCGATGGAGGCGGCGTTGGCGGAGCTGCAGCGCGTCACCGGCGGCGACGTGTTCAAGCTCTCCGAGATCTTCGGCGACAAGGAAGCGAAGCTGGGCCTGATGTCGCTGATGAAATACCGGCAGGAGTACGCGAAGCTGAAGGCTGATGCCGGCGGCACTGCTGCTGCCGGCACGGTGGAGAAGGATTTCCAGCGAAGCCTCGGGACGTTCCAGGGGACGCTGGCCAGCTTCCAGAACAGCGCGCAGCGGTTGGGCATCACCGTGGGCAATGCGCTGCTGCCGCCGCTCACGCGCATCGCAGAGTTCATCACGCCGGTGGTGGAGGGGATCGCCAACTGGGCGGCGGCAAACCCTGGTCTGATGACCGGCATCGTGGCGATCGGCGGCGCACTCGCGGGCCTGGTGATTGCGTTGCCGATCATCGCTGGTGTGGTTGTCTCGATCGGCACCATTGGCACAGCCATTGGTGGAGTGGCGGCCGCGTTTCCCGTGATCGCCGGCCTTGGCACCGTGTTCATGGTCCTGGCCACAGGCCCAGTTGGGATTGCGGTCGCAGCCGTCGCCGGCTTTGCTGCCCTGGCATTTGTGGTGATCAAGAACTGGCAGCCGATCAGCGGCTTCTTCTCTCGCCTCTGGCAGAGCGTGGTGAGCATCACCATGACGGTGGGGCCCCGCCTGCTGGGGATCTTCGTCCCGATCCCCGCGCTGATCATCAACCTGTTCACCGGGGCCGGCATTGGCCAGCGGATCATCGGCAGCATTCTTGATGGCCTTAAGGCCCGGGCCGGAGCCCTCTTCTCCTGGGTCGGCGGTGCCGTGCAGCGCATCGGCTCGATGGTCTCTGGCGGTGGCGGCGGTGCCGTGCAGCGCATCGGCTCGATGGTCTCTGGCGGTGGCGGCGGTGGCGCGACCGCGCCTGCTGCTCCAGTCGCGGTCGGACCAACTCCGCAGCCCCGCGCCCTCGGCGGTCGTGTCATCGCCGGCATGGACTACCTGGTGGGCGAGCGGCGGCCCGAGATCTTCCGCCCCGATCGCTCCGGCCACATCCTCCCTCGCATCTCTCAGCTGGCGCCGACCGCCCAGCCTCGTGCAATGGGTGGGGGCAGCATCACCGCAGACGAGCAACGTGCTGAGCGCTCATCTCGGATCATCCCCCGCGCTCCACGCCTTGCCGCCCCGGCCCCCAAACAGCTCACCTTCAACGCCGGCGGTATCACCATCAACGCTCCCAGCGGCAACGGCCCCGACATTCGCGCTGCGGTGCTCGATGCGCTCGATGAGTTTCAGCGCAACCTGGCATCCACCTACCGTCTCGCCCTCAACGACTGACGACCATGGCCGCCCTTTTCCAGCTTGGCGAGTTCCAGTTCACCTTGGCGAACGGTGCGCCCCAGACCCTGGAGCGCACTGCCGACTACCGCTGGGAGATGCAGGAGCGACTGCTGCGTGAGCCCGCTGCCCAGTTCCTCGGCCCTGGGGAGCAGACCATCACCCTCGATGGCACCCTTTACCCCGGCTTCTCCGGCACGCAGGGGACGATCCAGCAACTGCGAGACGTGGCGGTGAAGGGCGAGCCGCTGATGCTTACCGATGGCCTCGGCCGCGTCCACGGGAAGTGGGCCCTCCGGCGTGTGCGAGAGGGGCAGTCAACCTTCATGGCCAACGGTGCCGCCAGGGCCATCACTTTCTCCCTGGATCTCGCCCGCTACGGGGAGGACAACCCAGGGGCAGCCGCCGCACCGGGCAGCGTCGCTGGCATCACGGCCGTTGGTGCTGCGTTGCCGGCCGTCGCCAGCCTGGCGCAGTTCACCGGGGCCGGTTCCGCCGCCGCCGTCGTCAACACCATCGCCGCACCCGTGGTGCAGGCCGCGCGCGGGGCAGGCTTCAACATCGGCCAGCTGGCGACCATCGCCGGATCCCTCGCCAGCGGCAACTACGTCGGTGCGGCGCTCAACGCCTTTGGCCTTGCCGGCCTCTCCATCCCGCAGCAGGGGGTCTGGGGGCAGCTCGGCATCCAGGGCCTGCAGATGGTCCAGCAGATGGCCCTCGGCCGCGGCGCACCAGCGATGAGCGTCGCGCTTCAAGCATTGCGGCCCGCCACTACCGCCATGCTCAACACCCTTGGTGGTGGACTGGAGAACGGACAAGTCCTCGGCAGCCTGATCAGCAACGCGGCCACGATCTCAACCATCCTGGATGTCGATCCCTTCGTCACCCAGTCCGTCCGCCAGCTGGTCCAGCCATGACCCAGTACGTCACCCGTCAGTTCGATGAGCTCGACGCCATCTGCCACCGGTTCTACGGTCGCACGCAGGGCACCGTCGAGACGGTGATGGCGGTGAACCGCGACCTGTCGGACCTGATGCCGATTCTGCCGCAGGGCATCGTCATCGAGCTGCCGGATCTGCCGCAGCCGGAGGCGACCGAGACGCTGCGCATCTGGAGCACATGACCACACCAGCGTTCAAGATCGTGGCCGATGGCGATGACGTCACCAGGGCGGTGGCGGATCGCCTTGTCTCGCTGCGGATCACCGATGAGGCAGGGCAGACGAGCGACAGCCTGGAGATTACCCTCGATGATCGGGCCAGCCGGGTCCCGGTGCCCCGCAGCGGCGCGTGGCTGAAGGTCTGGCTGGGCTACAGCACCGGCGGCAAGCTGCCGGTCTACATGGGCAGCTTTGCGGTCGATGACGTCCATCTCTCCGGCGGGCCAAGAAGCATGACGATCAAGGCCACCGCCGCCCAGACCGCACCGGAGCTTGTGAAGGGGCAGAAGTCCCAGAGCTGGCACGGCAAGACGCTGGGGGAGGTGGCGCAAGAGATCGGGAAGCGCAACGGCCTGCAGGTGGTAATCAAGGGCAACCTGGCCAGCACCCAGATCAAGCACGAGGACCAGACCAACGAGAGCGATCAGGCCTTCCTCACCCGCCTGGCAGAGAAGCACAAGGCCACCATCAAGCCCGCCGACGGCAAGCTGGTACTGGTGCCCCGGGGCGAGGGTCAGGCCGGCGCGACGATCACTCTCAAGCCCACCGATGTGATCTCCTGGCGGGCGAACCTGAAGAACCGGGGAGCCTACGGCAAGGTCACCGCCCGCTATCTCGATCGCACCACCCAGAAGGAGAAGACCCTCTCGTCCGGTGCCGATGCCGGGGGCCTGCCGGCATTCGAGGATCGCCAGCTCTACCCCTCACAGGCAGAGGCGCAGAAAGCTGCCGACAGCCGCCTCCAGTCCCTCCGCGCCGGCGAGGTGCGGGTGTCGATCACGATGCCGGGCCGGCCGGAGCTCAACGCCGAGGGACTCATCACCCTGCAGGGCTTTCGCCCGGAGGTGGATGGCACGTGGAACGTGAAGAGCGTGACCCACGACCTCTCGGGCAGCGGCGGCTACACCAGCTCGATCGAATGCGGCACTCAGGGCGACGAGAACGACGGGTGGGCGACTGGACGCGGCGCGAACGATGGCCTCCCGCCCAGCCGCAAGGCATCAGTGCTGGCCAGTGCCGCATCTCGCGCGCGCGGGATCAACACCAGGGGCGGCCCCGACGGCGGCAACAATGCTTGCGTCTACGCCGTGAACAAGGTACTTAGGAGCGCTGGCATCACCCCTCCCTGGGGCAGCAGCAACTACGTGCCCAACGCCAGGGCGGCGCTCGCTGCCGGTGGCGGCACCCTGGTTTCCGGCCCAGAGCCTGGCGCCATCGCGATCATGCGCGACAACGGCAGCCCCCCATACCCACACATCGGCATCGTGCAGAACGACGGTTCGATCATCAGCAACAGCTCCAGCCGGGGGACCTTCTCCTGGGTTGCATCGCCTGGCGGCTACGCCAGCTACTACGGCCGCAGCCCGGAATACTGGCGGCTGAAATAGACTCCCCCATGATGGACAGCCTTCCCATGCCTGAGCACGACGTCAGCCACGGCGAGATTTACCGCGCGCTGGGGATCCTGGAAGGCAAAATCGATGCGATGAACCAGGCGCTGCTCCAGAAGCACACTGAGGTGAGCAAGGCGTTCTCTCGCATCGATGAACTGTCCCGCACCGTCTGGATCGGCGTCGGCATTGCCATTGCCTGCAGCGTTGCCATCCCGTTGCTGGTGAACGCGGCAGCCCCCCGCCTAGAGTTCGGACCAGCTCGCGTCGAGCGCTCGCAATGATCGACGACATCATCCCTTTCTTCGAGCACTGGAAGGACCTCCCCCACCAGCGGGCGGCGGTGCAGCAACTCTGGGAGGCCGTGCCCGCCAGCCTTAAAAAGGACGACGCGGCCTGGTACGAGGCCTGGAAGGCAGCGGGGCTGCAGCAGACCACTCGCGAGTTCACCAACCCTCTACGCGTCCCTTACTACAGCCAGCGCGACAGCCAGACGGCGCACGCGTTGCGCATGTGCTTCTCTAGCTCTTGCGCGATGCTCCTTGAGGCGATCCGCCCCGGCACCCTCCAGGGCCCCAACGGCGACGATGCCTACCTCGGCCGGGTGCTGCGCTACGGCGACACCACCGACAGCGTGAGCCAGCTCAAGGCGCTCCAGTCATTCGGCGTCAACGCCAGCCTCACCCATGGCGCGGGCTGGTTGACCATCCAACGGCAGATCGATGCCGGCTTCCCGGTGCCGATCGGCATCCTTCACAAGGGGCCAGTCAGCGCACCCCAGGGCGGGGGCCACTGGATCTGTGCGATCGGCTATGCCGACGATGCGCTGATCGTCCACGATCCCTTTGGCAACCTGGACCTGATGAACGGCACCTACACCAACAACTGGGGCGCACGGCTGCGGTACTCGAAGCGCAATCTTGGGCCACGGTGGATGGTGGAGGGGCCCGGCACCGGCTGGGCGATCATCGCGAAGGCGGCAGCCTGATGGATCTGATCCGCGTCTACCCCGGAGCGCTGCCGGCCGCGCTGTGCCGCCAGCTCATCACCGGCTTTGAAGCCCTGGAGGCGGAGCACATCGTCCGGGCGGGGGATGACCCGGCCGCGCCGCGCTTCACCGAGCTCAACCTCACCCAGTCCTGGCAAAAGGGTCACGAGCAGGCGTTTGAGGCGATCTTGCCCCTGTTCGAGCGCTACAGCCGCGACCTGGCCATCAGCCCCGCACAGTGGCCCGCCGATCTGGCGTTCGAGGAGCTGCGGATCAAGCGCTACCACACCGGCGGTGACGACCAGTTTCCGGAGCACGTGGACGTTGGCGACCACGCCAGTGCTCGGCGCTTCCTGGCGGCCTTGGTCTACCTCAACGATGTGGAGGAAGGCGGTCACACGGAGTTCCCCGGCTGGGGGCCGTTGGCGATCAGCCCGCGCGTCGGCACTGCCGTCCTGTTCCCCCCCTTCTGGCCCTGGCTTCATGCCGGTCGCCCGCCTGTCTCAGAGTCGAAGTACATTCTGAGTACTTACCTGCACTACACCTGAGGGACAAAATGTCTTTTTCTCTTGAACGCATCCCTGATTACATCGCCCTCGCTGTTGCGCTGCATGGTGTGGCGCTTCTCATCTGCAACCTCACTCCGAGCCCGAAGGACAACGAGGCGCTCGGAACGCTCAGCGTCTTGGCGGTGAAGCTCTACCGCGCGATGGAGATCATCGCTGGCATCGTCACCCCCCTGGCGAAGCGCTGATGGTCGACCGCCAGGCGATGGTGAGGCAGCTCCGCCTCCACGAGGGGGAGCGCCTTAAGCCTTACCGCTGCACCGCCGGGAAGCTGACGATCGGCGTCGGCCGCAACCTGGAGGACCGTGGCATCACCCGCGACGAGTCCGCCATGCTGCTGTCGAACGACATCGGCGCGATGGAGACGGAGTTGCTGCGTGCGCTGCCGTGGGTGACGCAGCTGAACGAGGTGCGCCAACGGGTGCTGGTCGACATGGCGTTCAACATGGGCGTCCTGGGCTTGCTGAACTTCAAACGAACCCTGGCAACGATCCAGGCGGGGGACTACCAGCAGGCGGCGACCATGATGCTCGACTCGAAGTGGGCCAAGCAAGTGGGCCAACGTGCGGAGCGACTGGCCCGAATGATGGCGACCGGCATGGATCCCCGCGAGCTGTGGCCGGCCGCCTAAGCGGCCAGCAGGCGTCGGACGGTGGTGCGGCTGCAGCCGAGGCGATC